AAGCCCGCCGCGAATCCGCTGGCAGAAGCGCTGTTCTGACCTCCCCCGGAGGGCTTCGGCCCTCCGGTCCTCTCCCCGGCGTACCGCGATGGATATGACCAACGTCCAGCCCCTGTTCGAACCCGATCCGGTTCAGATGCGCCGCCATGTCGGCCACCTGTTCGAGGGCTGGCTCGATGGCTGCCATGAGGGCCGGATCGAACTCGCGTGGACGGACGCCCGCGACGGCAAGTTGCGCCACGCCGCAATCTTCGGCACCGACGGACTCGATGAACTGGTTGGACGTGCCGTCGTCGAAAATCGCAGGCCCGGACAGAACGTTTATATCGGCCAGGCGCTCCGCCAACCCGACATCGCGCCGTTCGGGCGCTGCGGGGACGACGAGGTCTTTGCGCTCACAGCCTTCTACGTCGACATCGACGACGACGTCACGGCAACTGCCTCGATCAATTACCGCAATCGCGGCTGCCCGCCGACCGGCGTCGTGGTCACGGGGCGCCATCCCCATGTGCGGGCCCAGATGTTGTGGCGGCTGGAAGCGCCGCTGCGCGACCTCGAGCTGTGCCGCCAGCAGAATGCAGCACTGGCCCAGGCCCTCAACGGTGATCCCTCCGTCGTAAATCCCAGCCGCGTCATGCGCCTGGGCGGCTCGATCGCCTGGCCGATCAAGGAAGGTCGCGTCATCGAGCGCACCGAGTTCCTCGACTTCGACGATGGCCGGCCGAAGGTCTACATGCCGGAGCAGATTGCGCGGGCGTTTCCAGCGGCCCAGGCGGTGTTGTCGCCGCCCACCGGGGAAGGCGTCTCCCCGCCGTCCAAGACTCCATCCACGACGCCGACGCTACAAATCGGCACCTCGACCCTGTCGGTCGACGCCTGCATCGCTGCCATCCGCGCCGGCGACCACTGGCATGACAATATGCTGCGCCTGGTCGGTCACTGGATCTCGCGCGGCATGACCGACGAGGAAATCCTGAGCCTGGCATCGACGTTCACGCTGGCCGGCTACACCGTGGCCGATACGCGGCGCGAGACCGAGCAGATGCTCTCCGGTGGTCGGCGCAAATGGAACATGCCCAACCCCGAGCACAAGGTCGAAGCCGAGCCCAACCCGGAAGCCCTGCGGCCTGCGTTTCTGGAACATCTGAACGTGGCGATGCTCCCGTCTCGCCAATGGCTGCTCGGGCGCGCCCTGATCCGCGGGCATCTGACCGTACTGGTCGCGCCTGCCGGTGTCGGTAAATCCACCCACGGCATAGCCCGCGCCATAGCGCTGGCAACCGGTCAGGAGATCACCGGGGAGGGCGTCCACGAGCAGGTTCGCGTCTGGGTCTATAACATCGAGGACGACCTCATCGAGCTCAAGCGCAGGCTGGCCGCCGCGCTGCAGTACCACGCGATCGGCTTCGACGAGGTGAAGGGGCGCGTGGCACTTAATTCCGGGGCCGACCAGCCGTTGCTGATGGCTCGCCTGGACAAGCAAGGCACGGTCATTCGCCAGCCCGACGTCAAATCCTGCATCGCGCATATCAAGAGGGAGAACATCGGGCTCTTCGTCGTCGACCCGTTCGTCGAGACCCACGAGGTCAACGAGAACTCCAACGAGCACATCAAGTCCGTGGCGGCCATGTACCGCGAGATCGCCCGCGAAGCGAACTGCGCCGTGCTGCTGGTGCATCACACGTCCAAGCCGCCACAGGGCGCGTCCGACAGCCATGCCGGGAACATGAACACGGCCCGGGGCGCCAGTGCCCTCGTCGGTGTCGCCCGCGTCGTACAGACCCTGTTCAGCATGAGCGACGCTGACGCCGAGCAATACGGGGTGGCGAAGGACGAGCGGCACCTGTTTCTGCGGCTCGACGACGCCAAGGCCAACCTGGGCCTGATCTCCGGGGCGGCGGCCTGGTACCGGCGCCACAGCGTGACGATCGCCAATGGCGACGAGGTCGGCGTGATGGTGCCGCACCAGTTCGATGGCGGCACTGCCCCCGACATCACTCCGGACAAGACACGGCAGGTCTTCGAGGAGATCGAGCGTCGTTGGGACGCGGGGGAGCCCTTCAGCTCACGGCCAAACAGCGATCGTCACATCCTGCCCTGGCTCGAGAAGCAGGGGCTGCGAAAGCGGGTTGCCCGCAGCGTGCTGAGCGACTGGCTCACGAACCAGATGCTTCGGTCGGAAACCTACGACGCGAAGACCAAAGGAAAGGGCCTGAAGGTGATCAAATGGCCGGGCTGACAGTGGCGGAAGTGAGGGCGGAAGTTCGGCGGAAGTCGGCGGAAGTCGGCGGAGATATAATACCCCCATACCCCCAGGCGGCGTGCTTCCGCTTCCGCCCGGCTTCCGCCGGCGTCGGCGGACACGCCCCGAGCACCGGGGGCTCGGATGGCTAGGTCGACCGTCGGGAAGAGCGTTGCGGCTCGGGACGTCTACTCGTCCGAGACCTACCGGATCCAGGCGATGGTCGACGGCCTCGACCAGGTCGCCGTCGGCATGGAGCGCAAGTGGGGTGTCGGCCGGCTCAGGCTCCTGGTCTCGGACCTGCTGCGCTCGAAGTTCGACGAGCAGAAGGATCGGCTCGACCAGGCCATCGCCGGTAACCACGAAGGTTACGTCCGCATCCACACCGACGGCATGCGCCGCGCCTGGGAGGCGCTGGATAGATCGGCACGGAAGGCAGGCGAGACGCCGCTTTCGCCCGAAGTCTGGGAGTGCGTGCTGCCCGACACCGGCGAGATCGTCTCGCTCGTGCGCACAGAAGCCGAAGCCCACCACGTCGCCCGCGAAGGGCAGGTGTTCACCGTCGCCGAGATCGCAACGCTGATCGCTGGTCTCGGCGAGGGCGTGCTGGAGGCCAAGAGGCAGTTTCTGGGTGCTGCCGTCACCAGCATCCGCCGCAAGCCCGCCGCCGACTGGGCGCGCGGCGACGACGTGCCGTTCTGAAGGGAGGTTGTGAATGTTGCCGAATGCTGAAGGACCCGCTCCACATGCCGTTGCCGACTACACCGCGCCCAGGATTCCCGGGGACGAAGGCGACGTCGTGCTCGCGCTCGATCTGGGAACGACCACCGGCTATGCGATCAGGAACCGCGACGGCGTGATCGCCAGCGGTACGGTGTCGTTCCGAGCCAACCGCTATGACGGTGGCGGCATGCGCTACCTGCGTTTCCGGACCTGGCTCGAGGCCATCGTCCAGGACGTCTCGCCGATCAATGTCGTGCACTTCGAGGAGGTCCGCCGGCATCTCAGCACCGACGCCGCCCATGTGCATGGCGGCCTGCTGGCGACGCTGACCGCTTGGTGCGAGCAGCGCTCGATCGCCTACCAGGGGGTGCCCGTCGGCACGATCAAGCGGCATGTCACCGGCAAGGGCAACGCCGACAAGGCCGCCGTCATCGCTGCGGTCCGGGCCCGCGGGTTTAATCCCGCCGACGACAACGAGGCCGACGCGCTGGCGATCCTCCTGTGGGCCACAGAGACGCAGGGAGGCGTGCGATGAGCACCGACAGCATCCTGAAGCACGCCGCCGGTGTCCTGGCGGAGCGCAGCCAGACCTACGGCGCACCGGACAAGGCGATGGCAGCGATCGCGGCGCGCTGGTCGCTCACGCTGGGCCACCCGGTCACGCCGGCCGAGGTCGTGCTCTGCATGATCGACCTCAAGCTGACGCGCCTGGCGCGCGATCCCAGGCACCAGGACTCGATCCTCGATATCGCGGGCTACGCCGCCGTGCTGCACGAGGTGACGAAATGAAATGGGCGCCGCGGGGCTTTGGCGGCGAGCGCAGGCCGCCGGAGCACATCAAGCGCGAAGGCTGGCAGGCCCAGCGCGTGCTGGTGATCGAGGCAGACGACGAGCGGCTGACATGGCCAGAGCGCGAGCTGGTCCGCCAGCTGGGCGAGAAACTGTACGGGCAGAAGCCGGGCAGACAGGAGAGCCGCCATGAATGACTGGACACCCGAGATGGTCGAGGAGCGGCTGATCGAGGCAGCGTCGGTGCTGCGGCGTCTGCCGGCACCCCGCAAGCAGGGCTACTTCAGCACCTGGCCAACGATGTTCGTCGAGTTCGGTGATCTGGTAGGCCAGACGCCGGAGCCGATGCGGTTACCGCCGCCGTCAGCGGCTTCCATTAGCAGGATGGAGGAAGTACTGCCGTGGCTGCGTTGGCTCGAGCCAGACAACGCCAAGCTCGTGTGGATGCGGGCCGAGCGCGCGCCGTGGAAGGCCATCTGCTGGCAGTTCGGCATGGCGAGGGCAACGGCCAACAAGCGGCTGCAGTACGCGTTGAGCGTCATCGTCTGGAGGCTGAACGGGCGGCGCGCTCCGACGAAGCGGTCACGCCAGTTCGTGATCGATCGCGCGCGTGGAGTGTCAAGGAGGTTCTGAATCGGTAGACACTTTTCGCGGAGACATTTCAGGACGAGACATGCGCTCGGTCCGGATGGCATTTTAGCGCCATGTTTAGACTCGTGCGCCTGCGGGCGATGACTCAGCGGCTGAATGCGGCGCGATGAGACGTCCGCACGGATTTCGGGCGTTCACGGACAAGCAGGGATTTCACAGCCTCTACCTGATAACGACCGAAGACGCCGTGCCGGTGAAAGTCGGGATCGCGACGGATCCCGCTCATAGATTCGCAAGCATTCAGTCGTGCAACTTCGTGCTCCTTCGGCTTCACCGTTTCTGGTGGCTGCCAGGGCGACAAATCTCGGCAAGGATCGAGAGCGGCTTCAAGAAGCACTTCTCCGCTCGATGCGTTCGCGGCGAATGGTTCGATGTGCCGCTCTCGAAGGCCGAAGAATTCGTAGAAGCCGCCATTCGCGACATCGGCACCTGGGGTGTCGTGGAAAAGGAGGTCGTCGGCCTCATGGACCATTACGCAAGGAGCAAGCTATCGGTGCCGCCTGACGCGCCATCGCCGTTGCGTGGCGTAACTTCCGTGGCGTTGGGCGGTGTGCGGCGGAACAATTCGGGATGAGCACCCTTTCATTGACCCTCTTCACAATTAAAGAAAAGTGGCATATCCTTTAATTGTGGCCTTGGCCTTTTAAAGGAT